AAACTAAGTCAGGATTATATTCTTTGTTCATTCCTATGGAATGGAATTACGAAGGATTCATTGACAATTATGGAATGCCTGTATTCGAAAACCCATCAAAAGATTGCATTGGCCCATACGGAGACCCTATCGAGGTCGGCGTCATCGAGCATTGGAACAATGAGGTAGATGGTTTAAAAGGCGACCAGGATGCTCTAAACGAGTTTTACAGGCAATTTCCGCGCACAGAGGAGCACGCTTTCCGGGATGAAACAAAAAATAGTATATTTAATTTAGTAAAAATATACGAACAAATAGATTATAATGAAGACCTTGGCAATTCAGGCGTAATAACAACAGGTTCATTACAATGGGAAAACGGCGTTAAAGATACAAAAGTTAGATTTACGCCAAACCCAGCAGGAAGGTTTAAAGTATCGTGGGTTCCAAGTATTAATTTGCAAAACAAGCAAATACAAAAGAATGGTATTAAATACCCAGGCAATGAACATATGGGCGCGTTTGGATGTGACTCTTACGATATATCTGGCACAACAGACGGTAGAGGATCTAAAGGGTCTTTGCATGGGTTAACTAAGTTTAGCATGGAAGATGCGCCGCCCAATACATTTTTTTTAGAATACTTAGCGCGGCCACAAACTGCTGAAATGTTTTTTGAAGATATGCTTATGGCTTTAGTTTTTTACGGTATGCCAATACTTGCAGAGAATAACAAACCAAGGCTGTTGTACTATTTAAAAAGAAGAGGTTACAGAGGATATTCTATGAATCGCCCAGATAAAATTTGGAATAAGCTTTCTGTAACAGAAAAAGAAATAGGAGGTATACCAAACTCCTCTGAGGATATTAAGCAAGCGCACGCCGCTGCAATTGAATCTTATATCGATCAACACGTTGGTTTAAAAGAAGATGGCCAGTATGGTTCCATGTATTTTAATACTACACTAAATGATTGGGCTAGGTTTGATATAAATAAAAGAACAAAATTTGATGCTGCTATCAGCTCTGGATTAGCAATAATGGCTTGCAATAAAAATTTATATAGGCCCATTGCTCAAATAGAAAAAAGAAAATTAAATTTAAAAATAGCTAAATACACCAATTCCGGTGCATTTTCAAAATTAATAGAAAAATAAAAATATGGCTGAGTCAGTTGTAACAAATTATTTTCCAAGCCAAATAGCTAGCGATCAAGAAAAAATGTCTTTAGATTATGGGACATCTATTGGCCGTGCTATAGAAAACGAATGGTTTAAAACCGATAACGGTTTAAACAGGTTTAAAAGTAATCAAAACACTTTTCATAATTTAAGATTATACGCTAGAGGAGAGCAGGGAATACAAAAATACAAAGATGAGCTATCTATTAATGGTGATTTATCTTATTTAAACTTAGATTGGAAGCCAGTTCCTATTATACCAAAGTTTGTTGATATAGTTGTAAATGGCATATCAGAAAGATCTTTTGATATAAAAGCATATTCGCAAGATCCTTATGGCGTTGAAAAACGCACTAAGTATATGGAAGCTATAATAAGAGATATGCAAACCAAAGAGCTCAACGAATTTGCTGCGGAAAATTTTGGTGTTAATCTTTTTGAAAGCAACCCTGAAACTTTGCCTAAAAATAAAGAAGAGCTGGACTTGCATATGCAGCTCAGTTATAAGCAGCAGGTTGAATTAGCTGAAGAGCAAGCTTTAAACGTTTTGCTCGAAGGTAATAAATATGATTTGACTAAAAGACGTTGTAATTATGATTTAACCACAATAGGTATTGCAGCTGTAAAAAATAGCTTTTCAAAAGCAGAGGGAGTTAAGGTTGAATATGTTGATCCTGTTGACCTTGTTTGGTCGTATACGGATTCGCCTTATTTTGATGACATTTATTATGTAGGCGAAATAAAAAGAGTACATTTGAACGAATTAAAGAAAGAATTCCCTTGGCTAACAGATGATGATTTAACGCAAATTTCTTCGCAATCCTATCGCAACAATGGATTCTATGATCGAACTTTAACAAATTACGACGAAGACGACTCCAACACTGTTCAAGTGCTTTATTTTAACTATAAGACATTTGCAAATGATGTGTATAAAGTTAAAGAAACGGCAACGGGGGCTGTAAAGCTAATACCTAAATCAGATGATTTTAATCCGCCAGAAGAAATAATGGCAGAATACAATATATCTAAATTGTCCCAATCGCTAGAAGTTTTATACGAAGGTGTAAAGATATTAGGCGGGCGTATGCTTAAATGGGAAATGGCTAAAAATATGATAAGGCCAAAAAGCGACTATACTAAGGTTAAAATGAATTACAGTATAGTAGCGCCCAGAATGTACAAAGGCCGCATAGAAAGCATCGTGTCGCGCATAACAGGGTTTGCGGATATGATACAGCTTACGCATTTAAAGCTACAGCAAGTAATGTCAAGAATGGTACCGGACGGTGTTTATTTAGACGCTGACGGGTTGGCTGAAGTAGATTTAGGAAATGGAACAAATTACAATCCGCAGGAAGCGTTAAATATGTTCTTCCAAACAGGTTCTGTAATTGGAAGATCATTTACTCAAGAAGGAGATATGAATCCCGGTAAAGTTCCCATACAAGAAATAAGTAGCGGAAGCGGGGGTGCAAAATTGCAAAGTTTAATAACCACGTATAACTATTATTTACAAATGATTCGGGATGTAACCGGATTAAATGAGGCTAGAGATGGTAGTATGCCAGATTCAAGAGCCTTAGTGGGTGTTCAAAAATTAGCGGCTGCAAATTCAAACACAGCCACAAGGCACATTTTAAATGGCAGTTTATTTTTAACAGCTGATTTGTGCGATAATTTGTCTTTAAGAATATCCGATATTATAGAATATTCGCCAACAAGAGAGGCTTTTATACATAAAATAGGAAATCAAAATGTAGCCGTGCTAGAAGAAATGTCAAATTTGTATTTATATGATTTTGGTATATTTATAGAACTAGCACCGGATGAAGAAGAAAAAGCTATATTAGAAAATAATATACAAGCCGCTGTAAGTGCTGGAATGATAGATCTTTCAGATGCAATCGATCTTCGTGACATTAAAAGCATAAAGCTGGCAAATCAATTGCTTAAAGTTAGAAAGAAAGAAAAGCAAATGATGGATCAACAAATGCAGCAACAAAATATTGCAGCTCAAGCTGAAGCCAATGCGCAGGCCCAGCAAGTTGCCGCTCAGGCTGAAGTAGAAAAACAACAAGCCCTAACGGCTAGTAAGATACAACTTGAACAGGCAAAAGCGCAGATTGACGCCCAAAAGCTTATGCAAGAAGCTAATTTGAAAAAAGAGCTAATGCAACTTGAGTTTGAAATGAATATGAGTTTAAAGGGAATTGAAGTACAGGGCCGTAAGTCTGAATTAAATGCAAAAGAAGACCGTAAAGACGATAGGACCAAGCTACAAGCGTCCCAACAAAGCGAATTAATAAACCAAAGAAAAAACGATTTACCTCCAAAAAACTTTGAGTCGTCAGGAAACGACATACTTAGCGGAGATTTTGACTTAGGTTCCTTCGAGCCTAGGTAATAATAATAGTAATAATTATATAATATTTTATCATGTCAGAAAACACAGAAGAAGTTCTAGAAACAACAGAACAAACTACGGAAGAAAATAAGCCTATGTCTTACGACGACGGCATTATTAAAGTAAATTTAGATGAACTAAATAAACCACAGGAAGATGCCGTTCAAGAGCAAAGCACAGATGACCGCGATGTTATTGTCGAAGAATCCCCAAACAGTAGTCACAGCCAAGAAGTGGCTGAAGAAGTACGGGAGCCCAGCCAAGAAGAGCTGCAGCCCGTACAAAATGAAGAAACCGTATTAGAGGAAATAACGGAAGAGGAAGTTGCAGAAAAGACTGAAGAGCTTGAAGAACAAGTTGAGCAGGCTATTATGGAACAGGAGGCAGGAATTGAGTTGCCGGAAAATATACAAAAAGTTGTAGAGTTTATGAATGACACAGGCGGAAGCCTGGAGGACTACGTTAAACTTAACACGGATTATTCTAAATTAAATGAAGCGCAGTTGATACGTGAGTTTTACGAAACAACTAAACCGCATTTAGATAAAGAAGATATTGAACTGCTCATGGAAGACTTCTCATATGACGAAGAGCTTGACGAGCCAAAAGATATTAGAAAAGCAAAAATAGCTTTTAAAGAAGAGGCTGCAAAAGCTAAAAAACATCTTGAAAAGTTAAAATCTAATTATTACGAAGAAATTAAAGCTGGGTCTAAATTAAACCCAGAACAACAAAAAGCGGTTGAGTTTTTTAATCGCTATAAAAAAGACAATGAAGAGTCAACTAAAATAGCTGAACACCAGGGGTCTATATTTAAAAATAAAACAGAAAAACTTTTTTCTGATGATTTCAAAGGTTTTGATTTCAATGTTGGAGAAAAGAAATTTCGTTTTAAAGTAAACAATACAGACCAGGTTAAGACTACTCAAAGCGACATTAATAATTTTGTCAAGAAGTTCTTGAATGATAAAAACGAAATGAAAGATGCTGCCGGGTACCACAAGTCTTTATTTACCGCTATGAACGCTGATGCAATTGCAAATCATTTTTATGAGCAGGGTAAAACCGATGCGATTAAAGATAGCATGGCTAAAGCCAAGAACATTGATATGGATCCGAGAGGGAGCCATGAAAACGTCAAAGCTTCTAACGGCTGGACCGTGCGTTCAATTTCAAACAGCGCAAGTAGCTCTAAGTTGAAGATTAAAAGTAAACGATAAACTAAAATTTAAAAATTATTATTATGGCCGCAAACGGATCATTTACCGGGAGTGCTCAAGCGTTAGCTCACTTGACACCACGCCCAACACAAACGTTGTTTAACGACAACTACCTAAGTCTAACTGATTTAGACTTTACACAACAGTTTTTACCAGAAGTATATGAAAAAGAAGTGGAGCGATATGGAAATCGTACTATTTCTGGATTTTTACGTATGGTAGGCGCTGAAATGCCTATGGCTTCTGACCAAGTAGTATGGTCTGAACAAGGGCGTTTGCACATTGCGTATGACCCAGTAGTTACAACAGGTACAACTGTAGTAATTCCAGGTGACGCAAATAACCTACCTACTAACCTTATTGGCCCTGGGGCAACTATCGTTGTTTCCTCCGCTAATGGACTTGTAGTTGAAAAAGCATACGTATCAGCCGTATCAGCTGCAGATGGTGCAACAGGTGATGTTACACTTACTGTAGCCGGTTATCAAGGTGCTATCACAGCTCACGCTGCTGGTAAAATCTTTGTATACGGTTCTGAATATGCAAAAGGAACTAGCAACGCTGGTACTTCTGTTGATGCTGCATTTGAGCAGTTTAGCAACAAGCCAATCATTTTACGTGACAAGTACGCTGTAAGCGGCTCTGACACTGCACAAATTGGTTGGGTTGAAGTAACTACTGAAGCTGGAACTTCTGGATATTTATGGTACTTAAAATCTGAGCACGAAGCACGCATTCGTTTTGAGGATCAACTAGAGATGGCAATGATTGAAGCTGAAAAAGCTGCTGCCCCAATTACACCAGCTGCTGGACTTGGCGGTGGAACAGAAATTACTGGTTCTGACGGACTATTTTCTGCTCTTAACCAAAGAGGTCTTGTTTATACTGATGCTGATTTTGGAAATGGCGGGAGTGGTTTAGAGGATTTCGACGCTATTTTGCAAGAGCTAGACAAGCAAGGGGCTATTGAAGAGAACATGCTTTTCTTAGATCGCGCTACTTCTCTAGGTATTGACAACATGTTGGCTGCTCAAAATTCTTACGGAACTGGAGGAACTTCTTTTGGAGTATTCGAAAATTCTGAAGATATGGCGCTTAACTTAGGTTTCTCAGGATTCCGAAGAGGTTCTTACGACTTTTACAAAACTGACTGGAAATATCTAAACGACGCTACCACTCGTGGCTTAGTTGGAGATGTTGAAGGTGTTATTGTACCAGCTGGAACTTCTACAGTATATGACCAAATGCTAGGACAGAACATTTCAAGACCATTCTTACACATTCGCTACAGAGCTTCTGAAGCTGATGACCGTAAAATGAAATCTTGGATTACTGGATCTGTAGGTGGAAACTATACAAGTGACGAAGACGCAATGAATGTTCATTTCTTATCTGAAAGAGCACTATGTGTCCAAGCTGCTAACAACTTTGTCTTGTTGAAAAAAGACTAACTATATTGTAAGTTTTACCCCTGATGTAATTTCAGGGGTAATTCTTACTTTTATTAACTATTTAATTTTATTATATCATGGC